CATAAAACCTATCAGTTTTATGAAAATAATAGAGTAAAAGGGATCTTTGCGATCCCTTTTACATTATTTTAATCAGATACTTAATAATTAACTTTAAACTTCCGGAGAATCTTCTGTATCAGCAGCACCACCACTCACATCAACGTCAGCTTCATCAACTGGGGCCACATCGCTTGAGTACCCCATTATTTCACGTGTTTTTAATGGAAGATATTCTTTAAAAGCTGCAACGGCTGCTTCTTCATTTCCATTTATCATATGATTCAACATATCTCTTAGCGCTGTCTTATCTGCCATATTCATTCTCCTTTATGATATAAACTTCTAATCTCAGTATTAACGTTTCAATATTGAGTCTAAGAATTTCTTGATTTCTGCACTCAAATACTTTTGTGCGGCTTCATCATGGACAACAGCTTCAGCTAAAGTCATGACTTTCTTATTTTCTACAGCTTCACGAATCAAATTTGGATAAGCATCTGGTGCTGAAGGATTTGCTACCAAATCGATAGTAACAAAGCTGAAATTTTCAACGATGCCGTTATTCACATCACCTGTACCGCGTGAAGAAACACCAAGTCTTACGCCACCATTTAATAGTTCTTTGGCGATTTGACCTGATGGTGTGTTGAGCAGTTTGCAACGACCAACCGCATCATTGCCTTCCATGTACATTTCAGTAATGATATGAGAAACATTTTTCAAATCAATTGACAGATTATCTGGATGATTAAGTTCACCCATGATTGATGCGCCATTTTTAATTTTTTCAGCGCAATAATCTACAGCCTTTGAAATCTCTTGTAATGGATAAACGCGGCCATTACCATTTTGGACTTCAGCCTGCATTAATACGCCGGACAAATAATAATTCTTTTTGTCATCAATTGATTCAACCAAGTTTGCGCTACCAGGCATCAGTTGTTCAATAAGAATGAGGTTTTTCATAGAATAGTTCTCCTAAAATAGCGATAATTTATTTATAGAAAACTATAGTTTATCATTCAATTATGAAGGCCTTGGTGGTTCTGGTAATTCACCTTCTTCGCCTTCCTCACCAGGTGCACTTGGTCCAGCTACTTTAACTGGAGTTGAACCTGTCATATCTGGCGTTGGCTCCATTGGTTCTTCTATTTCTGAACCAAAGCCAAATTCTTCAGGCTGGACTGCGCTTCCGGCTTCCTCTTCATCTGATAAAGGAACCTCTTTCGATTTGAAATCTGGATCATACATTTGCTGAATATCTGCAACTTTAGTATTATCACTGATATTACGCTCTTGTTTAAGCATAATCTCATTCATCTGCAGATCATCCTCTGTAAAGCCTAAGTAACGCTTAAGAATAAATCGTTTAGACAGATATTTGATACCATCTGCAGAATTGAATGTGTTAATTAATTCTGCGTCCAAACCAGCTTGGCGATACAGCGCGAAGTTTTGCGGTTCTGGCAGTTTAAGCATGAATAGATCATCATCGACCTTAATTCCTGCTGTTTTCAAATACATTTTGAATTCTTTATCTAAAACGCGTTCAATTTTTGCTTGAAGGCGCGTGATAAAGTTTGCAAATCGTAGTTCTTCGATATATGCAATACCGACTTTTCCGTCTGCAACTTGCGCTCCGCCAGCATCGGCTCCACGCATATAAGAACTTGGAATACGAAGGCCCCTGAAAATTTTACCTTGGAAATAAGTTAATTCTGAATTTTCGCCAAGATTTTCGCCACCTGGCAGTGTTTCAACTCGAGAGCCGCGACCGGCCGCAGTTTGTGCGAAGAAATAATCTTCAGAAATTGAATGTGGATTATATGTACCATCCACCATGTCTTGGCCAGAAGCTGATGTATTTGGGATCCGTTTTTGACGAATATCATTTTTAATTTGTTCTAAATATTGCTTAACTCGCTGAGCTGGCATGTTGCCAACATCAATATAAAATGCACGACGTTCTGGGGCACGAACTACTCGATAAATCACCACAGAATCTTCAAGCATTGACAGTTGCTTGAATGTTTTCATGATTGGCAATAATATTGAATCGCCGAATGGCGCGCCAATTCCCATTTCATCAGTTAAGGTGAAATGAATTATTTGGTGAATTGGAATAACTTCAGCTTGTTGTTTTTTGATAGTTTGTAAGCCAATTGAAGCTGGAGCTGAAGAAAGGCGATTTATATGATACGCAACTTTTCTGCCTTTTGCGTCAATTTCAATACCAGTCACATCATTTTGTTCAATAAATTTCCATGGAGCTAATGGTGACTCACGTTCAAAAAAGCAGTCACCGTACTTAATAACGTGGCGCGCAATTCTGTAAATTCTATTATTGAGATCTTGATGATTGCACCAATGTCTTACTGCAGCTCGTAAAGCTGTGACGACAGATTCATTTACTTCTTGACTATCTTCAGTTTGATATTCAATTTTAACTGGCAGTTTCGTGCGTTTATCTTCGGTAGCAATTTCTTCAGAAATCGTATCAAGAGCGCGCGCAATATCGACATCTGAGTCCATCATGTCAAACTGTTTATAACGCTGTTTACGTGAACCGATGCCACGCATAACCTGGTTATACCATTTAAGACCATCTAATTCTAGCCCATAAGAATCTGGAAGATTATCTGGAGCTATTATGGTTGATCTTTGTGAAGGTGATGATGGTCTAACTATTTTCCAATAATTTACCCAAGATGCCATTATATTTTTCCTTATATTATCTCATTGCTGAACCAACAAATGATGGCTTTGATAGTGTTGGTCTAGTTTCAAAACCACGACCGCTGCTTTTATTAGCAACAACTTTCAATTGATCATTATTTGTTTTTAGAATTTCTACAATCTCACGTGAGATATTTTCGCTCGAGCGTAAAATTGTAATCATCTCTGCTTGTTGGTCGACTAATTTTTGATTCAAACTTTGCTGATTTACTGTATTTATTTCTGTTGGTGTTGCTACTATAGCGGTTTTAGCTAATTGTGTCTCGGTAGATGGGATAGCAATTTGCTGCGTTTTAGATATTGGGATTGCGCTTTTTGCTGTTGGGATTGGCGATGGAGCAAGTAATTCTTTTGATTTGTCTCCGCCAAATAAATCATATAATGAGGACCCAATTGATGTTCCTGTCCCTAGTTCAAAAAGCTTATTGATTCCTTCACCTACCGCGTATCCAGCAGCTCCAGCTGCCATAACGCCTGCTGCCGGTCCGGCCAATTTTGCTAATCGGCCAGCCACTCCGGCGCCCTTACTTATTGCGCCTTTCATACCACCGCCAGGAATGCCCGCAGAAGCACTTAGCGCCGCAGCCGCAGCCATCAATGAAGATCCTGCTGCTATGAGTGAGCCACTGCCGGCAACAATTGAAGCCGTTAAACCAACTGCTGACACGGCCAACTGTGCTATTGGATTTTCCATGGCATTTTTAATAAATGTAAATGTTTCTATTCCATTTGCTAAAGTTTTATCAGCTGCATTTCTCTGCATAGCTGATATAACTTCTGAATCAGATAACATCTTACCAGTTGCCGATTGAAGCGCCACTCCAGCATCATACAACTGCTTTGAGCCTCCTCCCATGCCCTCTTCTAAAACATTCACCACGTTTTCTTCTGCTAAACCGCCTAAAGCTAATGTTTGTGCAGATTCATTCATTGTGCCCATAAACTTTGCTAAAGATGTTCTTTGTTCATCTGTCGCACGCCGGCCAAGTCTAATAGTTTCTGCGGCAGCAGCTCCGGCGTCCCCCATGCCTAATATTGCGGCCATTTGTTGAACACGAGCAGCCTGCTCAAGTCTAGATGTTACTTTATCTTTTTGAATTGATAATAATGCAGATTGCGCCGCCTCAGCCTGTGCCTTACTTAACCCATATGTTGTTTGCAGCAATACGCTCTGCGCTCTAAATGATTCTATTCTTGCGGCTCTTTCTTTAACGCTAAATCCTAAATTTATTTTTTGTAAATCCGTATTTTCTGCAGCTGCTTTTGAGAATTCAATATATTCTTTTGCAGTCATGCCAGTTACACGACTTAATTTTAGGAATTCTTTTTCTTGTGATTGTACTGATGCGTTCATGCGATCAGTTTCACGCGCAGAAATTCCAGCAGATAAAGCATTTTGCCTAAATGCTGTTGCCATTTCGAGAGCATCTTTTGCGGCAACCCCTTCATTTCTTAGACGGTCTGCTGAAGCGTCTAAACCCTTAATGAAGGTGTCATAATCTGTTTGCGCAATCTGTATTCTACTTTCCGTTATAGCCTTTGTTAAATCTTCAATTGGTACACCAAATTTTGTTAAAGAATCAGTTAATATGTTTAAAATGTTGTTGGCTGGGATTTGCGCTTGTACACCAGCAGTAACTGCAGAATATAACTTATTGAAAGACGCTGCACCGAGCGCAGTAAAACCAGCAATTGACACATTCGCGAGGCCAAATTTTCCTGCGAGCGCTTGAGCGCCTTTTGAAAGAATTTTATTTCCTTCAATAACCTTTTTATGCATCACTGCATTTTCTGATAATCTTTTTACTACTGTGTTAGATTCTTCACCGATTTTTATTAATTCGTCTTTTAACGCCACTGCGCCTTTCTTTTCTAATTCCTTAAGCCTATCTTTGGTGACACCCATTTGTTTGCCCAATTGCTTTAGCCACCATACAGATAATTCTGTGCCATTTGATTGTGCTTCAGAAAGTTCTTTCTGAAGTGTTGCTGCTCCTTCGACACGTTTTTTCAAAATTTTGAACACTTCACCCATACCATCACCATCATCTGCCAGTTTTAATAACGCATCACCAGATGAACCTACCATGTCTTCCATTGATGACATGGTCTTAATAGTATTTTTAAATGCTTTATCTAATTCTTTATTTGAGAATATTTCTTGTTCATAGATTTTCTGAAAACCACCTATAATCGTATCAATACTATCAGCAATACCAGAAAAAGAAGCACTTGCTTGTTTTTTAATGTACTCTTCTAATTGTTTTGGCGAAGAAAAATCCTTCCGTTTCGTGCTTGTTCTTTCTGCTGTTTTTTCTTCTTTTGCTCTGGCCGTTCTATCTCCAGATAAAGCTGCAGACATTGCCTTACCGATTGCGGTAGACATAGCAGTTGAAAGTTTCTGGATATCTTCTGGAGTAAGAGACATTATGGGCAACCTATAAAAATAGTAAATACTATATGCCGGATATTTATTGCTTTTCTAATTAATCCAAAATTACACTTTCTGGCTAATATTCATATTCATAATAAAGGAGATGCAATGTCATCAAATCCTCTTCTCCAGAAGCTGAAATTGCCAGGTAGAATTTTTCAGCTTCCATCATCTGGTTATTTCTATAAAAATGATGAGTTAATTGGGTCTTGCAAAAACGCAGAAATCCATGTCCAACCATTATCGGCAATAAATGAAATTTCTATTAAAAATCCAGATATGTTATTCAGCGGCCGGGCAATTGAAGAAGTATGCGGCGCCTGTGTTAGTGATATACTTAAACCTCGCGAATTGTTGGCCAAAGACGTTGATGCTTTAATGGTTTTCCTCCGCCTTGTAACATATGGTCCGCACTATGAAATAGAATTCAAACATAACTGCGAAAATGCAAAAAATCATGCATACGTTATAGATTTGGAAGGCGTTATTGCTAAAATGAAAATGTTGGACCCGACGATTGCTGAATCTAAAATGACGGTAGATCTTCCAAATGGGCAACAAGTTAAACTCCGCCCCATTCGCTATCAGCACTTAATTGAGGTCTTACAGAAGAATCACGCTAAACGAGAACTCACTGCTGATGATATGAAAGAAAATACTGTTCGAAATCTTTTGAATATCATTGAAAGTGTAGATGGTATATCCGATACCGCGATGATAGAAGAGTGGATTCGTAATATTTCTACTCCTCTCGCAAATAGATTGGTCGAAAGAATTGATGACATAAATGATTGGGGCCTCAATACTATTGAAAAAATTGCCTGTAAAGATTGCGGCGAAATCGTTGATGTTGATATTCCATTAAACCCAATTTCTTTTTTCACCGAATGATTGACGCCGGAGATATGTCAAAAATACAAAGCCACATTATGACTTTGGGAAAAGAAGTTCGTTCAATGATAAAATCCGCATTTGAATTGAGTTATTTTTCTAGAGGCGCTTGGTCATATCAAGATGTATTGCAGATGTGTGCTGCAGAAAGAGAGATGGCTTTAGAATTTATTAATAAGCGGCTCGAAATAGCAGGAAAAATGGCATATCCGGTATTCTAATCAGTCCTGGAATTCATACACTTAGAAAGGACAAAAGGGAGACGCTGTCTCCCTTTTCTATAAATATTACTTAAAAGGCTCTAAATTATGCAGTTATCGTGTTTTTCCTTGGCGCTGCAACATTTTATATTGCTGCTTGAAAAACTTATATGATGCCCTCTCGCATTCTTTAGCTAAAGTAATCGTTCCGGTAATTTCAGGCAATAACAAATTTCCATCATTATCTCTTACAGCTTTTTGACCACCTGATACCATATATTGGCGCGCCAGCGGACCTTTCACTACGCTCGCATCATCTTTTCTGAAACTTTGTTTAATCATTCTTCTAAGTTCTTTTGCAACTACGCCCCTCATATTACTCTCCTTTTAAATTAAATCATCCCAACATAACGAACGTTTATTTCAGCGTCTGCATGATCAATTATAAAACCACAATTATTCGTATAGAACAGCATTTCCCAAGCATTCGTGGAAGGAACGCCAGTTTTTCCGAGCTTCTGTCTAATTATAATGTGTTTTATGTCTTCTTTAAGTTTTAAGTTTTCTACATAAATTGGCTGACACCCGGCCAATTCTATCTTATTCACTCTTTTAATTGAAGGAAAATTTCTTTTAGAAAGTTCTTTCCATTCTGCAACATCAACCTCAGAAATTTCAAATAGGGCTTTTTGAAATTGGCATGAGTGTAAAGTTGAATGATGAGGCAGAATTAATTGTTTTCTGCCTTTATGTTTTTCGCAAAAAGAAATCGTGGCCGACACCATAGCGGATACCGTGGCGTCATGTAATGAAACTTGCCCAGGTCGCATGCCTACGACAGATAATATCGTATCTCGTGTAGGTGGCATGTATGGCATGATGTTGCCTGCTTGGCGAGCATTATACGGGGCAAGAAATTTTTCGATTTTTGAATAAAGCCAAAAAGTGTCTTTAACTTGTTTCTGTAAATCGGTGAAAGGTTCTGTCCCTGGACGTAATACGTCAAGTCGTGCTTTATATTGCATAATAGGGAACTTTATAAAGGGGAAATATACCTGAAATTATTTATGATCGTAACGTTTCACTGAGATTCGTTTACTAAAATTTCATATATTGAAAAACTTTTAATAATATGTAAATACTTATTTAATAAACACAATTATAAAGAAAAATCATGTGGCTATATGAAGGTACTGAATTTACTGAAGATAAAATAGGAAATCATGTTGGCTACGTGTATTTAATTACCAACAAACTTACTGGTCGCAAGTATATTGGTAAAAAGCTTTTCTTCTTTGCAAAAACTAGAACTATTAAAGGAAAAAAGAAAAAAGAAAAAGCAATGTCAGATTGGCCAATTTATTGGTCTTCATCAGAAGAGTTGAAGGCCGATGTCAAATTACACGGTGAACAAAATTTTACCCGTGAAATATTACACTTGTGTCCAAACAAAGGGACTCTATCTTATATGGAAATGAAAGAACAAATTATGAATGATGTTCTTTTAAAGCCCGATGAATGGTACAATGCCTTTGTTGGTGGTAAAATCCACCGTAAGCATGTAAAAATGACAGCTGAAGCTAAAAAATTATAGCGGTGTAAGTTTAAGAGCTTTAAATTTCATTGGCGAATATACTTTTACTTTTCCGTGCGAATCTTCTATTTCCAGAGTTACAAAATAACCTGGCTTCACGAAAAGTTTTTTGCCATTGGCCTCAATTGTTATTGGTTCGGCGCCATCATATTCGATAACATCGATAGCGCTATTGATTTTATTATATTTTTCGTAGCCTTCTGCGTCAGGTGCTCCATCTTCAACATTGACGTATTTCTTTAACTCTTTTTCGTCAATAATGTCAGTGTCAAACGGGTCCTTGAAATTTCTAATTTCAAATTTGCCTTCTTCATCCGCAGGTCTAATCTGAAACAGTTCTTGTTTAAAATATGATACACGATCATGCTGTTTCAAGAAATCTGCAAATGAAATCGTTTCATGTTTTTCAGAATCGATTTGCTTCAAATAGTCTTTAAATGACTTGTCGGCCATGATTGAAAATAGTCCTTAGAGGCTCGTAAAATAACTATTTATGAAATTTTCAAAATACTACACTTATTCAAAGTGAATATTTGAAAATCCATTCTCTTTGACTACAGTTAGTTGGCGATCAAATCTGCCTCCAGTTTCAGACCTATTTGAAATTATCCAAATTCCTAATCCCTCGTCTCGTGATTTATTTTTGATAGTTTTAATTACTGCTTCTAGACCTTGAACATCTAGAGAAGCCTCTATCTCATCTAAAAATAGACAGTTAACCGCGCTGTGAATTTGATGAAATACATCTCTAAAAGCCAAAGATAGCGCCAGATTTACGCGTTTTTTCTCACCACTTGACAAATTTCCAAAATCTAATTCACGATCAAATTCAGAAACAGAGCAGCTCATATCATCATCAAATTTGACAATATGCGGCAGACCTAAATCATGAGTATACGAATTAATTCTAGTGTTCAAAAATGGAATTGTTTTATTGATGATTTTCTTACGAACAAATGAATCCTTATTGGTTAATAACTTCAATAAGAATTGCTGGTGTTCAAGATGTTTTTTCAAAGCATCTAGTTCTGAAAAGTTAACTTCCTCAATAGATTCTTCCTTTAGAACTTCATATGCTTCAATATGAGGATTTGTTCCAGCTTTTAATTCTTGCAATTTCTTATTAAGTTCTTCAACGCTAGACTGTTTGCGAGTTGCTTCTGTGATAGATGAAAATTTACAAATGCTTTGCGCATCTTTCTGTTGCAATAAAATTTCTTCGAGATCTTTACTTGTTTTGTCATTCTTTTCGACAAGCATGACAGCTTCAGCTTCACATTCATCGAGCGTCTTTTTAAGTTCATCGATCTTTTTATGGCTGTCAGCATATTTCTGTAAACAGTATGGACATTGATCGAGTTCAAGATGTGATAACTGCTTCATCAGATCTTCGATCTGTTTTGTTTTTCTCGAAAGATCTTTGTCAATACTCTGCTTTTCGGTGTTGAGCTTAGTTATGTTTGGTTTTAATTCTAGTAATAGCTGATGTGCCTCAGTTTCAACTGAGAAGTCAATAAGAGATAGGTCCTCAAGATCCGTGATTAATTTTTGAATTTGAGCGTCCCTTTCAGAATCCCATTTTGTTATTCTGAGTTTGGCCTCTTCCAATTGTTTTAATTGTCTGTCACGTGCTTTAACTTGCTGATCAATTAACTTTTCTTTGATCTGAATATCAGTTTCAGTTTCTTTAATCATGTCCTTCAGATTTGCGGCTTTTTCTGATAAGATCGTGATATTGAAAAGTTCTTCGATCAATGTTCGTTGATTTGCGACCGACATTTCCAAGAATGGAACATCGCTGCCTGAGAAAATGATAACCTTGACAAATAGATCATAACTAAAGCCAATTAATTCATTGACCTTTTTATCAGTCATGGCGATACTGTCTGGCGTAATGTCTACACCATTTTGAAAAAGTTGCACCGTGTTACTTTCGCCACGCGTTCTATAAATTTCAAATTCATCTTCATCTTTAGAAAAAGATAAACGAACTTCCATCAAAGTATTCTTTGATGAATTTGTCTTATTGATCAGACGTTCTTTGCTGATATTCGAAATAGGTTTGTTAAAAATGGCATATGAAATCGCATTAATTATCGTGCTTTTGCCAACACCATTTGCACCACCAGTGTCAACATTTTTGCCAATGATTAATGTTGTGCCATTGAAATCAATATCCAATTCTTGGATAGCATTTCCAAATGAGAGGAAATTTCGTACTTCGAGTTTTTTAAATGTAATCATAGTAATTTATAGATCTTTACAAGTTCATCATTTGAAATGGTTGTAGTTCCCGGAACCTTCAATAATAATTTTTCTACCATCTGATCGATATTACTTAGTTCCAATGAAGCAATTTCTGGATCATCTTCATTGTCTCCAATAAGCGCCTCTTTTTTCTCTAAAGTATTTTCTTCAATTACGAACTCGCGTAATGCATAAGTTTCAATCATAGCTTGTTTAATGTTTTGCGCATCCTGGTAACCAATATCCACATCTTTCAAACAGCGAACCTTTGAACCACGCCTTGGTTCCCAAGGTTTTTCGGATGATAGACTTGATAGTGTAATTTTATAATACAATGGCGAACCTTCCCAATTAATAAACTCAACATCATCATTGCGTGTATCAACTATTGCCATGCCTCGATCGGCATCTCCGGCATCACCATAATTCGATGGGAAGGTATTACCAATATAGATGATATTACCTTGAACTTGCCTTTTGTGGAAATGTCCAGAAAAAATGAAAGTAGGTTTGCCAAAAAGCTTGCCATCGGGACCATGGTCCAATTTATGAGTTGCGCCTGTCACTACGAAATCTTTAAATTCAAAATGCCCAAACACATACTTCGCAGAATTAATATCTGATGCAAATTCAATGTATTCATGAGTAAAAAGATATGGCATCAACAAATACTTTTCATCTAACCAAATTGGATCATTCACGATATGATAATTTTTCAATTCATTAAAAACTATAACTGAATGAGTATCACGAGTATGCCGATGATATAGATCATGATTGCCAACAATATGATAAATTGGAAGTCCTAAATCATTTACCTTTTTGGCACCATGATATGACATCTCAAGAGTTTTGATGTTAACCGCATTTCTATTTTCAAACCAATCTCCAAGAAACACGATGTGAGTAATGTCTTTATCTGCTTTAACTTGTTCACAGAAAAAATCAATAAAATTCAAACAGTCCTGGTTATGCACCACGCTATTGTTGAATTTTCCCCAATGGATATCGGTGAACATTGCGACCTTTTTAATCGCAGTAGACATTACCTTATTCGCCATGATTAGCCCTTATTCATCGGATGAAATTTTGAGTGTGGCCTCAGCGTATTGTTCAACCACCTCGCCTTTACTATTTTCAACATATGTCGAAGATGGATTCAAACCATTTTCGACCATCATTGAATCTCTAATATTTCTATGCTTCTTTTCATCGGCCATGTACTGCAGAAAACTGTTATGAATAACTGTAGTGTAAAATGAAAATGGATTGCTTGAACGTTCTGGATCGAATTTTAAACCATTTGCGCACAAATTGATCAAAGCAACTGAAACCATATCTTCTCTAAACGAATATCCCGAAAAATTTGATTTCTTTGAATACCTTTCAGTGATCAAAATAAACATTCTTGCTAATTCATCTGTTACTTTGCCTAGCTTTTTAGCTCTAATTACTTCTTGCAGCATCTCTGCGTTGGTTACGTAATGACCCTTGGTGCTTGTGGACTTCTCTCTCTTGATTTTTTTAGGTGCGGTGGCCATCTATGTGGGCTCCTTTATATGAAATACAACAATGGTTCTAAGATAGATACTATCTAAAAAATGAGTTTTTGGATCACAAGATTAGTTAAATTAGTGGAAGGACACTGTCCTATAAGCTATTTATTGATCAAAAAATGACAAAAGGCCAAAAAGCTGATTTTTGAACTTTACTAATTTTGATAAATATACAATTATGGCTCTTGAAAGTGAAAGCGGTCTATGTCACAATTTAACTTGCTGCTTGAAGTTCAGGCAATAACTGAAATTCAGCATATGAAGGATAAGCCTGCCGTGGTGGTAGTAGGCAGATTTAATCCATTAACTATTGGTCATGAAGCCATGATTAAAGCTGCGCATGAATTTGGTGAAGAAAATGATATCCCAAATTTGATAGTTGTCATCGTGGCCGGAGAAAGTAATTCTGATGATAAGGAAGCAAACCCATTATCTGGTGAAGAACGAAAAAGATTTATTGAGTCTTCTGATGTTGCTGTCCTTATTGATAAAGTATTAATATCTGAAAATGCATTTCAAGCGTTAATGCGAGTTCGTAAAGCTGGATTTGAACCGATTGCTATCGCGGCTGGCCCTGAAAGACAAAAAAGTTATTTGGGTATTTTAGACACGTATTTTTTAGATAAAGCTGGAAAGCCAATAAAACATTTCATTGTGCCTGGCATTGACAGAAATGATACTGTTGCAAATGGTACTAAAGAAGAAAAACATGCAGAAAATGAAAAACTTCTTAGTAAGTTACAAAACGGTGAGGGTATAGAAATAACTGATGTCTCATCTACATTGGTAAAAATGGTTGTCAAACAAAATATGAGAGATGCGTTTGATAAGCTTACGGGATTTGAAAATAATCCTGAGATAGGCCAACAGATGTTTGAATTACTTAAACAACGAATCTTGGGGGAAAAATGAGTAACCTTGGAGATGCTGCATCTGTTCCACAGGCACAATCTGCCGTATTACAATCTGTTCAGCAAAAAGCTTCGGAAGTTTCACAGAAATTAACCGCAACTGGACAGGGCGAAAATTTTTCACGCCTTGGTGCCTCAGCGGCCTCAAAGATATTAGGCAATCAAACTGTTAATGCATTTTCTGGTTCTAACCCTTCTTCCTCACAATTAGCTGGAGTGACAAGAAGTAATACTCCAAATGAAAACAATCAGAACAAAACGATTATAACATTAAAAACTTATAGTCAACAGGATCGCCAAGTGATCAAATTTCTTGCGAATCCAATGATTTCTGATAGCCGTGATGCTTCTTATGATAGTATTTCCGTTTCTCATCACCCTGGTGAAATTTTAAAATATAAGTCGACAAATTCACGAACATGGACGCTAAACAATATTAAATTAGTTTCCAGAACTGCTGCTGAGGCCACTGAGAATCTCAAAAAGCTCAATATGATAAGATCATGGGTCATGCCATATTATGGTCAAGGCACTGCTGAAAATTTTGATTTAATGTTTGGCGCACCTCCACCGGTTTTAATATTTTCAGCATATGGTTCTTCAAATATCGATGAACATCCAGTTGTTTTATTGAGCTACAATTTTGCCTATCCTAATGACGTAGATTATATTGAATGCCAAACTGACACCGAGGCTGGGATTATGTCAGGAACACCATTTCCGATTTTATGTGATATTTCTATCACTCTTAAAGAATCATTTTCACCGGCACAATTTTCTGGTTTTAATCTTAGTGAATATCGAAATGGTAAATTATCTTCAGCATATAGGCCGCCATCGCCTATTTCACCGCCTGTAAATATTAAGAGCAGCGCTGCTCAGACGCAAGCGCAATCGCCTGCGGCCGGCCAAACCTTTGTGGATTCTGCTCGTAATCAAAGAGTTTCTTTGCCTACATCTTCACCAATGCGTCCATTATCTGATGCCAGATTTGAAGCAGCTGCTGGAACGTCCGTAAACGCAACAAATATTAAGGTACCAATTGTTAAATTAGGAGATTCTGCACGAGAATTATCATTTGTCAGGCCTAGAAGAGCGGCCCCAAATTCTCCAGCAAGTGATAATACCGGCGGCGCGTCTGGTAGTTGGTAACTCATGAAAGTTCAAATAGAGACAAGGATTCCTAAATGGAAAATAATAGTGTTAATTTAAAAAAATCTAGGTATGTGAATGGTGGAACAACGGAAGCTACCAGCTTTTCATTAGAATGGTGGGAAAGAAATTTTTTTGAATCTGATGAAAGTGACTTAACGTATGCAGTAGAAAATGCTGTTGCTGGTAGATTAGATTTAATTGCAAACGCCTTTTACGATGAACCTCGTCTCTGGTGGGTTATTGCTCAATATAATAATATTCTTGACATTTATGGAGAAGTTATTCCGGGCAGAATTCTTCAAATACCTTCAAAAGAACGTGTAATGACATCTTTTATAAATGGCACCATGGGCGGAGTCAAATCGCAAAGAGAACCACTTCAAATAATCACGCCAGTTATATTATAAAATGAGTATTCCACAAAACCCACTTGACAAATATACGTCATTTTCTACGCATTATGTTTTACTGCTTGGCAGAAATACTGAAGCGCTACGCGCATTTAAACAACGTGAATCTTTAAGTGGAACTAATCTAAATTTAAATGAATTAAATCGACTGCGACTTGGCGAAAAGTTACCTGGCCTCGGCGCTCAAAATGAATTATACATGATCTGCGATTCAAGAAAAATTTCTCTGTTTAGAATTAATTCTGTTGATTTTGAAACATTGTATGCTGGAGGTGATGCGGCATCATCGCACATTATTAGCGGTTTAATAGACATGAAGCTTAGCGATTCTACTGGAATTGCCTTCATGAATTTTTTAAAATACATGGCAGATGAAGTACTCGGTTGCAGTTTAGTTAATTGTTTTTTCTTACTGAAAATTTTCTTTGTTGGCCACACGCACGATGAAACGACGGAAGTCATAAACACGACTTCAATACCGATGATGTTGCAATCTATGTCATTTGAATTTGGATCTGCGAGCACAATTGGTGTTTCACAATATGATTTAAAATTCATGCCAACATTTGCGTCAGGAGAGGCCACACATCAATTTGTTCCCACTGATAGGATTTCTACAATTGCAGCCAGGGGAGCCCAGACTACGCTTGGTCAAGCTTTAGATTCTTTACAGAACGCGCTGAACAGAATCAGTAAAGAATATTACGATAATACGCAATACCAGGCGTTAAATGAGAATACACAGAAGACTGAACCTGCTGTTTCGTCTAAGAAAAAGGGCAGATTGGTTTTATATAAAATTTCACTGCCAGGAGATATACCTGGTCTAGAATCAACGACTAAATGGAGAGATCTGTCGTATTCAGTTGGCGTCTATGACAAAATTGAAGAAATCTCACATAAGATTACAACAGAAACTGCCGAAAAACAAAAACAACTTGATTCAAGAAAAGAAGCAGATAAAAAGAATAAGCAATTAAAAGATGATGCTGTTTATAAGGCTGTTCCACGAAATATGACAATAACAGAAGTGTTAACGTCAATTCTTAATTCTTGTATAGATGTTAATCGAAAAGCGTCATTTAAAAGTATTGAAGAAGGTAAAATTGTTAGTTTTAAAATTTTAACAAATATCACAGCAAATGACGAAACAGTTGTCATCCATTTTGATATTGTTGAACATATTTTCGTTAATAATAAGCCTGAGAAAAACACAAAAGCTGTTAGCTTAAATGATAAGTATTTTATTGATAATGAACGTGGTGAAAGGGTTCCTAAAAATTCCTTAGAGTATGATTATGTTTTTTCTGGAAGAAATACTGACATATTAGATTTTGCGGTTAAAATTGACGCATCAGCTGCGATTTTTAGTATACTTAATAAAACTAAATCTACTCCAGATGAAATTAGAAAAAATGATTTAGGGCAGTCTGATAATCCAAATGGTAGCAAATCATCTGACAATACGAAAAATATCTCTACTAGAGATATGAAATCTCATGATATGGTTGTTGTACCGCCAAAATCTATAAATGAAAGGACAGGATATTCGAATTTGGCTGAAGGTTCGCAGGAGAGGGCTGGAATTTCAAGTACGTCTCTCGCTAAGGCCAAACAGGAATATCTAAAGGTTTTAGCTGATATACATGGTCAATCATCGCTTAGCACAAAAATGAAGATCAGGGGGAATCCAGATCTTTTTGTTAAATCGATGGGCGATCAAATTATGCCTCATGTGTCTATTTCTCCAGGAAGTTTATCACCAAATAAAGAAGTTACCTTTTTAGACAATTCTATTAGGGAATACAATGAGGCGCTTGCAAAACGATTAAATCCGATTGCGCTTTCTGGCAATAATCCTTTAATGACAGGTTACGATCTTGCGGTTTCTCCCTTATACATAAAGGTAAATATATACGGACCTGCAATTGATCCAATTTTTGGAAATGAATTGATGCCTGGCGTAGAAAAGTTTATTCAAAAATATTTTTACGAAGGCTGGTATTTTGTTTTCAAGATTGTTCATTCATTAGAAGGCAATAATTTTACGCAAGAATTTAGCATGGGCGCAATTGAAGTATTCAAGTCTGCGCTCATCACGTCAGAGAACGTTAAATGAAACATATATTAGAAGATGATTTTAGTAGTTATCCATTTATAGTTGAGGGGATTGTTAAGAATACTAACGATCCACAGCAAATGGGACGCGTTAAAGTTTGGTGCCCCGCAATTGATGGTGATGAATATGAGGAAGAAAGACTACCATGGGCTGAATACGCTGCGCCATTTGCTGGTAGCGTAGAAGATAAACCGGCAGGCCCACAAAAAGCCGTCTCTGCAGGATTTACCTCTTATGGCTTTTGGGCAATACCTAAAGTTGGAGCTCGTGTCTTCGTGTTCTTTATTCATGGAGATTTGAGCCGAAGAGTATTTTTTGCTGGAGCATTTGGCCTTCACAAAAATAGATCATTGCCGGCCGGCAGAAATTTAAATGAAATGAATGAAGATGGCCCGTGGACAGATACTTATGATAAGTTGCAGCCAGCTTACTCAAATTTACGAGAGCAATTTGGAAATAATCTTGATGCCTCACAAGCAAAAACACGAGGTGCATATGAACGTCAAGTTGCGCAAGCGCGAACAGAAAAAACTGGTGAGGAAGGATATGCACCAGATCCTATTAGACCAACCATAAAAGATCCAGCTTCAAGTGCTACTGAGCCAAATTTAGATCCACAAGTTTACTGCTTAGTTAGTCCTGGCCATCATTCAATGATAATGAGTGATCAAGCAGACCATTGCCGGCTTCGTCTAAAAACAGCCGCCGGCCATCAGGTTATATTTGATGACACCAATGAAAGAATTTATATTTCAACAGCTCGTGGCAAAACTTGGATTGAATTAGATGAAAATGGTCATTTGCATATTTTTGCTGCTGATAGCCTTTCGGTTAGATCTGGCGCAGATATAAATTTAGCTGCCGATAGAAATATAAATCTTCAGGCAAAAGGCTCAATTAATATTTCAGCAGATGGCTCATTAAAAGCTGCTGGAAAAGCTGGACTAC